AAATTTTCGGTAGTTGCCGCTCTGGTCTCTACACACTCCCCAACAAGGGGCTCGATAAAGCTCATGCCTACTATCCCCTGTAGGTGTCAAAAGAGAACTACATCGATCGTCCCAGAGAATGAATTCGCTTGCTTATTGAGTGAGCCGAGCTACACACGGTCCCTACTGCGTAAGGCGGAAAACCCCGCACATACATCGTAGTCGTGTTCCTTATGCAGCCAGACTAGTGGGGCGCTCAGACAGCAGCCCCAACTCGCTGGGTAAATATCCCAGCTTTCCCGTTCGTTGCGGGGGTTCACAGGGTCGCAAACCAGGCGGCGTAAGCCGGCTGCAAACCTGCTGGACTAGAACAAAGAGATACGTGAGATCTCGCCACTGGACCTACGAACGCAACGCAGGCGGACACACCAAACCCAGGAACGAGCCCCACCACTGGCTGTTCGTACCGAATACGGGGGACGATGGCATAAGTCACGCTAAACTTGGCCTAACGCTTAAAGCATAGTGCCACAGTGTAGTTAACGCATAACTTTGTGCCACCACGCCCCGTATACCCTTGTAGCGACAGTCAGAGACTTTCTCAAAGTCCACGGCTAATCACTAATAGACGCCCGAAACGTCTACGGTAGGGGGCGCGTACTAATGAATAGCAAGCAAGCAAAAACAAACTATAGAAGGACCAATAAGACTCTCGGGAGTGTAAGGGCCGCTGTGAACATGCAGACTGTGAATTCAAAACACAGAGAGCTTACTGGACGGCCTAGCCGAACAGTCTTTGCGCTGGTGTCACCTGTCCTCACCCACGGCCTGAAAATGAATCCGCGAGAAAGAACTGTACACAGGGACAGCCAAACGCCCTTCCTGGCCATACAGGTTGTGTAGCGAACGGCGTTAAATGCCTAGCATCGCAAGGCCGGCGGCACCACCACCAATGGCTTGATAACCCTGGTAGGCGCGACGACCCATACGGGCGGCACTCATGGCGTACTGGGCGGCGTTGCCGATGTCGGCCTTATGATTCCATGCCCAGTTGCCCGCCTGAGAAATCTTGCTGGGTTGGGTTTCCAGCACTGACCCTTTACTCTCCTCATGATCGCGAGCCTTAGTGAGGGCTTCGGGAGCTGTAGGCGAGGAGATGGCCATATTGGCCAGCATAGTTCCCTGTGCGTAATGGGCCAGGAATTGACTTCGAACGCTGCACTCGTAGACATTACCGACTCCAGCCAAAGATGCCTGAAAAGGCTCAAAGAGGACAGCAATGGGAGTGTAGGCTGGATCGTGCAAGCCAGCAGTGAACGGTTCGATCATGAGATCTTGGTCCCAATGAGCGTGAGCGGTCCACGGAAGTTGACTGGCAGGCACGGATTGCTCCCAAGTAGCAAACCAGCAAGCTTTGGATTGGTCCACGACCGTACAGTTTTTCTGGCAAGTTTGGAGGAGCTCCTCACCGCCGTAAGTACGGGTCCTTTTGTGAACGCGGATTGCGTCCTGGAGATGACAAAGCTGCAAATTAGTGGTCACTGCAGGTCCTCCTGCACCGCCGGAAGGCCCAGCGAGAGCCACACCTGTAGTCATCCGCAAAATACGGACAATCCCTCCGACAGCAACTTGTTGCGACCAATTGCGAATGCGCAAGCTGCACCGCGTCGCGATAGCGTTATCGGGTTGATCTTCCTTTAACTGCGGAGAGATGAAGGAGTGGGTCTTGATTGCTCCACCCGCAGAAGTGCCGTCACACCAATACAAAACTGCCTGAGTATTCCCAAGAGCTGGAAATACAATGAGAAGCTTCGCTCCCGCCTCTGGTTGGTCGCCAGGGTCGTGAGGATTGTCGATATTGGCAGGGGGGATGGTGATGAGATCGGCGGAGACAATAGTGGTACCAACAACGGGTGTTGCGGGACCGATTGACATGTGAGTGGCGACTGAATAGGGGTCATGCTCGAATGCATCATAGTACCCGAACCCCCGCGGAGCGATGTTATTATTGCTCGCGGGCGTTTGGCCCCAATTCTCTCCGAAAGCGACATTCTTCTGGGTCCCTTTACGCGGGCCACCAGGTTCCATACGGCTGACGTTACCAAAAGTGGAGATATTGCCGATACCTCCGTTGCGCCCACCACGGCGGACGCCCCTGCGACCAAGGCGCAGGAAGTTGTTTCTGGCTTTGTTACGGCCGTTGTGCTGCTCACGGTAGCCACGTGCCATGGTTGCTCTGTCTTTTGCGGGCGCGCGGGCCAAGGCGTGATCTTGTTTCGGGGTGATGCCACGAAAGAAAGGCAAGGCCTTGTGGGAGGGCATTGACTGAACGGCGGTTCCTCAATCTCACTAGGAGGCAAGGTTTCGCCGCAAAAAGGACAAGAAAGGCAGAGTGCCGTCCTTGAAGCGCAGAAGATTAACAAACTCACCAGGAGGCTGGCGGTCAAGAGTTAACACCCAAGAATGGGCGGACAGCGGGATACGTAGGGCAGTTGAGATACCCAGACGCTTGAGCCAAAGGCCCAGCCCAGGAGCACGGGGAAAAGATTAACCCCGACTGGGTAGAAAATTGGACGCGGGACCGCGCCAGACCTGCTTGGGGTACAGGCCGTCATCACCATGAGTTTCAAGCCCCAGCTCACAGTGGTCCGAGCGTGTGAAGCGTGTTATTGCCAGCTGCTGCTGGACGTAGTCGTCGTGTCTGTCTCTTCTTCGTAAATCGTCGAAAGTGGCGCGTACTTGTCACCTGAGCGGTTGCTGGGCGTCGGCTCGCGAACGAACGTTTCCGCGAATTGAGCGCTGTGATCGCATGATTCAAGGCCATCATGGCAATCCTCAACAACCTCCTCTAACGATGAAGAGAGTGCTTCACCAGAAACGGTCTGACCTCCGTTCCTGTTGGCTTTCGCCTGACCCGTAACCGGTAACCTCCCACGGTTGTCCGACACGCCTGGACGTGGTTTGGAGGGAGGGTTCAGGCACCTCAGAAGCTCCGGTTTTACTCCGAGGGTGGCCGCGAGTGGTAGCGTGATGTCTAGCCGTTCAACTACTTCCTCTAGGCAGAGGAAATCAGAATCGTACAGGTCGAATTCCTGCGCGCCCGCATGTGCGCGCCTTAGCGCGGCAACGAGAGTGGGCGTGTCATAACCAGAAGGACAAGGGGGGAGATCACCAGATGGGAGTGGTTCAACAAACTTAAAGTTTACCCAATACGCAGCAACGTCAAACGAAATTTCGGCGTTAACTACGCGGTCATGAACCTCTACGATGAACTGCTCGAGTGTCTTGACGGCACGACGCAACTCGACTGGACGGTCTAAGTCCTCAATGGTGTTTACGGCACCAGCGTTAATAGCCTTCTGCGTGATGAACTTGCAGATGGCTAAAAGGTAGAACCCGAGGAAGGGTGTTTCGTGTGCGTTGGAGGCTTTGTGGCCTAGCGATGTCGCGAGTTCGGCCAACTCGTCGGGTGAAAAGTCGGCACTCTCTTGCAAATGTGGACGAGACTTCACGCAAGTAACAGTTGCCTTTTGAATGTTCTTGTTGTATTTCAACAGGCAATATGATTTCGCGTGTGCGGTAACGTACACAAATTGCGACAACACTTCTACAGCGTTGTAAGCGAAGATGGGTTCGATTTCTTTACCATAGCAGCGGATCGCTTCGACGCAATCTCTGACGGTATCGTACCATACCCACCCCTTTATAAGCTGCGCGGCCACGTCGTCGCCGTCGCCAATGTTACGCAAAAAGTTTGCGAATCTCTTCGCATTCTTGGACGAGACATTGTTGTTGCGCAGGAAGACTCGAAGCTTCAGAAGCCCGTCCGATTGGGGATTCTGGCGTAGAATTTCGGCACCAAAAAGACAGATGACAAGCAAACGGTTCAAAATCGAGGTACCACGCACCCCGCTAAAGAGCCACATTGCTTCCGAATCGATGTCCGCGATGAAAGTTTCAAACGAAAGACGGAGCGTTTTCACGTCCGAAGGATCATTAATTCTCATACCGGCAGCATCAATCGAATCGATGGCTTTATAGGCCACCGCACGGCATAGGTCCACCATTGCCTTCATCTGGTAATCCTCCCAGCTGGCATCCATGCGGGAGAAGTCGGCGCTGAGTATCTTCGCCATCATCTTCTTGGAAGTGTTGACAAAGTCGACGAGTTTGCGCTGAGTCTGCGACGGGGTAAGCCCCTTTACAAACATATCAGGATATTTTTTCATGGCCACTTTTTCCACGAACGCAAAGATGTGGCTTGCTGGTCCAGCCTCCACCTCAGTGAAGTCGACGATCAAGCGTGCGTCCGCGGTCAATTTTAGGCCATTTTCATTTCTCTTGCCCTTGCACTTGGGAAACATCTCACGTTCCAGGTCGTACGTGGCCTCGTGAGCTTTCTCCTTCATGCTAGGAGACCATTTGGTGGGCATGGATTTACCATCGAGTGCATCGACGGCGGCTGTCTCGAAAAGGGTTGGGAACACCTCATCAAGGAGCACTTGCTTCATCTCACGAATGGTAATTAGGAGGTTTCGCTGGCCTTCATCAGTAGAAACATTCTTCCGAATGCCAGCATGACGTCGCATACCCCCTAGCAAGGTATCATGGTCGTCCATATCATACGCGGCTGTCGTGTCACACCAACCAGGTCCTAGTTGTGTGACTGTCAAACGATTGCCAGCGCAGTCTGATCGGAAGCACTTGGAAAAGCCACGAAGGAAGGCTTCGTCGAACTGTTCCAACGTCTTTACCGTGATTTTCACTCCTGGTCGTAACTTCGAGAGCAGGTCGGGGTCGCTGGGAGAGACGCGGTATTGAATCATGTCACCAAACATTCTGGTGGGATCATCGCCGTTACGCACGCCGTCCTCCTCGTGGTACTCTGTTTCCTCATCATCCATGCCAAAATGGGTACGTTTAAAATGCAGGGGGAGACCAGAGGGATCCTCGTCATCGTCTAGCCCCCACGCAGCAAGCGTCTGAGGCCGGACTGAAAAATACTGGTTGTCTGGGGTACGATCGATGGCGTGGCCAGAAAACTGCGGCCTGAACACCGCAGCCTGATCAAGAATGTCACTGGCAGTCCCATGTGGAAGTCCGTCTACTCCTTCAGTCTGACTATGTAGCCAAAGATCACCAGAACTTAGCCGCATTGGCGTGATTGGCGACAAGGCGCTGCAAGCGTGAGACCCAATTGAAAAAGGGTTATCGCCAGTTACCTCAGCGGCACACCAGTCTGGTCCGAGACAGGCTTCGCAAGAGCGACCACGACCAACGTGGTCACTCCGCATCCCAAGCAAAATAGGCGTCTGACAAACCTGACAAACGTCTCCAGTAAGAATAGGCATCTCCTCTGCATTGACGAGCTCAGTGGGCCATGTTGTTAACCAGTTATTGGGAACTACGTACATCGGCTCATCGCAAGGTGCGACAGGCTCATACGCAAAGACTCGAGCACGCCTTACGGGTACAGTCCAAGTATTCTGTGACCAACCAGGGGCACAGTCTTCGACAAAGATTTCGGAAACTCCAAAACGATCACTGCCGGTCATACAAGCGACAGTGGATGCGCGAGACAGCCCAAGAGCTGTCTGCGGGTCGGACACCGCACGTGCGATGCCCGAATTGCCCGTGGAGTCAAGCCATCCAGACCAGAACGCAGAGAGACCCTCATGGATCCCACAAACACAATCGGAGATGGTGTTAACGATATTCCGAGGCGCATTAACACTGCACGGTTCAGCCAAACAAAACTCTTTCATGAGCGTGGTGAAACCGTGAGGTCCATTGCAGTATTTGTCGACAACCAAGCCAACGTTTTTCTGCACTTTCTGCATCCTCGTCTCTCGCTTACAGGTACGCACCTTCGGGACTGTGGTCGTGTCCTCTTCTGGTTTACCGATTCCGTCGGTAACTGGGGCGAGACGTCCCTGGGCCATCATTGTTGCTGCTAGCACGAGGACCCAATGAAACTCAAGCTCACAATATTCGCCCTTTAACTTTATTTCGTTGTCCTTCATCCACGTGGCCATGATCCGCGAAACCACAGGAAAGGAAGCGGGGACCGTTTCAGGAATTTTCTCCTGAGTGGCTTTAAGAAGGCCTTGTACAGTGGCGAAAACGAGCGGTAAAGGTAGCGTGAAACTCCAAGTGAGGTAGGATTTTCTGCCTCCACACAAGGACCTCTGTCGAGACGTGACCCACTCGGTGCAGTCGCATAAACCGCAGCACCCGATGGTAGTCTCTGCTCGCGTTCCACGCATTAGGTTCGCCTCTTCTTCCGTGAGACGGGCGACCATTGTAACAACGTTACAGTTGAATTCGGCTGAAGACTCGGCTTTTTGATAGCGGCCAAGCTGGGAGCACGCAAGTCGCGCAAGCTTTAGCGTCTTGTCACAGTTCGGATACGCCACATCGGGGCGCATGAGGACGGAAGCTTTAGACGCGCGACCAGGTGAGCAGTCAAGACATCCACAGAACCGCGTTGGCATGCAACCATAGTTCTTGAGGTATTTTAGATCGTCCGCGGTATAAGGGCGACGGTGAGTGGAATGAAATGTCTTGAGTTTGAGTCCAGGCTCCCGCACCGGGCGGTTGCCGACTCGAAAATTTGGTTCGGGGAGCTTCGTGGAGTCTGACACTGACTTCGGTGTGCCATCCCCTCCCGGGGTACTGGCACCACCTCCTACGACGCTCTCGAGGGTTCTTCCCGGATGTGGTACGTTGCGATCCCACAATTTCCCATCCTTAGACCCTTTCCCTTGCTTACCACTGCCCTTAGGTAACCCGGAAAGCCATGGGCTGGCGGTTCCCCCTTTGGTAAGCGGGTTTGCCCCACCACGAGGTGCGCTCGCCTGAGGACGTGCGGGACCTTTCCCGCCCAACGGCCCATTCTGTACAGCGGGTGCGATTGCTCGCGCCGGCCCCACGGGGGTGCCACACCCCGACTCATGCGCTCCCGTCAGATCATCGCTTGCGTGGTTGGTAGTCTTTACTGCTTGCTCAGTCATCATGCTTTCGAGGGCACGGATGTCGAGTAGGGAGCTGAGAGTTACGCTTACACGTGAGGTTGTTCTTTCTTCTACGCTTGAG